CTACTTTTGTCAGTTTCGCCTTCGAGCATTTCTCGATCCCAGCCAAACACTGTAGCTACTCCATCTTTAAGTTTATCTGCAAAAGATAGTTTTGTAAATCCGTGTTCATCAACTAGAATATCAGCAGCTGTACCTTTGCCGCTACCAATTAATCCACATATGCCAATAATCATAATAATATTTCCTAAGTTATAGTCTTAGTGTTTATTATAAGGTATTTTTTATGAGTTGTCAAGTACTTTTTTGAAGGTTTTTAGCCTATTAGGAAACTATATCCTGCGCCACCCGGTATTTGCTGAGAAACTTCTTGTTCTAGCTTTTCCATTTCTTGCTGTGCTTCAGATTTTAAACTTGTACCGTTTAAACTTGTGCCACCTTGTGGGCCTGCAATAGTAGCAAACTTTTCTCTCGCTTCACCTAACATATACTTACAACTAGCAAGTGTATAATCTTTAATCCATTGTTGTGCTAGATAATCATTCATTATCTGTTCGTCTGGACGATAGTTGTAACAATATAACAATAGTGTTTCTTCTGCTCTAGGACGTTGTAGTAGTGTTAATTTTTTGGTAGTACTATTCCATTTAAATTCGATGAAGCTACCAAACATTCTGCCTACTAGTTCTTGGTGTTGTGCAAACATGTCATATGTTGCCAATCCGCCTAGTTTCGACCCCGACATTAAGTATGTATTAGTATATGCTAAGTTAAACGGTTCAAATACTGTGCCGCCATCGCCGCCGCCTGTGCGTGATCCTACACTCCTGCGAAATAGTTTTCGAACTTCAATTACTTCGCTTGGCAGAATATAATCATTCTGATCTATTATAGTAGGCATAAACAAATAGCTTTCTTCTACCGAATAATCAGATCTTTGTCTATATCGAGCAAGTGCCTTGGTCAATGCTGTGTCATAATGTATTGGATCTAGTTCAACATCCACCATTCCGCCGCCTAAAAAGGTATGCACATAATCAAATACTGCTTGTTTTTGTGTTGCTAAATCTGCCATATTGGTTCTCCAATAGTATTTATCCGTCGGATAAATATATATAGCTATACATTAGGAGAAGAACAATTCCTCGCTTATCTTTATATAAACCAGAACGTGGCAATGACTACGAATTTCTCGATAGACAAATTAACGAGATGTTTGTTGTTGGCGGGACTGATATTAATATACACAAATACCTCGGCGCTAATAATCCTAATGACGAAGACGCAACTGCGGATCAGCCGCAGTATGATGTAGTAGCAGAAACTAATATCCAAGACTTGTTATTTTTAGAAAATAGAGATAGAAAGTACGATCCGGATGTTTATAATCATAGAGCAATATACAATGTTCAAGACATTGATTTTGACCTTAGCCAATTTGGTTTATTTTTAAGCAACGATACATTGTTTATGACAGTACATATACGAAGTATTGTAAAGACATTAGGGCGCAAACCTATTAGCGGAGACGTTATTGAACTACCGCATCTAAAAGACGAGTATGCATTAAATGATTATAGTGTTGCGCTAAAAAGATTTTATGTTATCGAAGACATAAACCGTGCAGCAGAAGGATTTAGTCAAACTTGGTATCCGCATTTGTATAGATTAAAACTAAAGCAGATATATGATGGACAAGAGTATAAAGAAATATTAGACTTACCTGCTGAAGAAGACGGCAACAATACGCTAAGAGATTTACTATCGACATACGATAAAGAAATGCAGATTAACAACGCTGTAGTTCAGCAAGCAGAAGCTGATGCAGCAAAGAGCGGTTATGACGCAAGCCACTTATATACAATGGCTTATAACGAAGACGGAACAGTAGCTCTTAATACAGCCGACGATACAGATTTAGATGCAAGTGCTATTTCGCAATATGCAGATCAAATAGAAAATTCTCCTAACAGACCAGGATATACCGGTTACTTAGTAGGTATTGCAGATACTCCTAATGGTGCTCCTTTTGGTAGTGGAATACAGTTTCCAAGAGATAACATGGAAGGTGATTATTTCTTAAGAACTGATTTTCTTCCTAATAGATTGTTTAGATATGACGGGAATAGATGGTTGAAAATACAAGACGATGTAAGAGAAACACTTACTAATACCGATACAAGAAACACACAAAAAACTGGATTTGTAAATAATACACGTTCAAGCACTATAGGCGGAGAAACTGTAGAAGAACGTCAAAGCTTGTCTAAAGCACTAAGACCTAAGGCAGATAACTAATGCAACATTTTTATGACGGACAAATACGCAGATACATAACTCAAATGATTAGAATGCTGAGTAATTTTCCTGTGAAAGATGGCAACGGTGAGCTAAAACAAGTTCCTGTTATGTACGGCGATTTAACAAGACAAGTTGCACAAATAATACGTGAAAACAGCGAAAACAAATTGCCTAGCGCACCTAGAATAAGTGTATATGTTACTGGGTTAGAAATGGATAGAGACAGGCTTCAAGATCCTAGTTTTGTCCGAAAGCAAAATGTTATTGAACGTGCATATGATGAAGATGGCAACGAATATTTAAACACACAGGGTAAAAATTACACTGTTGAAAAAATGATGCCAACTCCTTATAAACTTACTGTAAATGCAGATATTTGGAGTTCAAACACTGATCAAAAATTACAATTACTTGAACAAATATTAATATACTTCGATCCTAGTTTAGAAATACAAACCACAGACAATTATATAGATTGGACAAGTCTTACTATAGTAAATTTAGAAAATGTAAATTGGTCAAATCGTAGCGTTCCGGTAGGAGTAGATAGCGAAATTGATGTTGCTACATTAACATTTAGCACACCAATTTATATTAGTCCGCCTGTTAAAGTAAAAAGAATGGGTGCAATTACTAACATTATTACAAGTATTTTTAATGAAAATACAGGAGATATTGATTTAGGGTTATCACAGCCTGAACTAAACCGATATGATGATTTTGCAGAGCCTGGCAGAACTACTGAAAAACGCCAAGCTGGCACTACAATAAGTGATATTCAGGCCAATGTTAATGATGGTATGCTAGGTGTATATGTTGAAGGCGACACAGGACAACTATACGGTAAAGGTGCAGCTAATTGGAGATCAGCTATTGATAAACAAGCTGGAACATATCAAGCAGGTATTAGTAGAATATTCCTAACTGATTTAGATAACGATTCAACAATTGCCGGCACATTTACAATAAATGAACTCAATGAAACATTAATACTAATAGATTGGGATACTGACAGTTTTCCAGACGATGATGTTATTACAGGGCCGTCAGGTGACAGAACAAGTATAGACGCAATTGTTGATCCTACAAAAAGTAATCCTTCAAATATAAAAACAGCCGGAGTCAGATTATTACTACTAGAAAATGTAAGCAGTAAGGAAGCAACTGAATATCCAGAAGCATGGCAGAACAATGATGGTTCAGGATTAGTTGCTAATGCAAATGATATTGTTGAATGGGACGGTACAAAATGGGTTGTAATATTTGACTCTCAGTTAGTTACAGCTACAACTTATATTACAAATTTAACTACTAGCAAACAATATAAATTTGCAAATGGCGAATGGCTACTTAGTGTTGAAGGCGAATATCCAGTTGGCACATGGAGAATTGACCTCTATGGCTAATTATTTTTATGAGTAAGATAATTTGCAGCGGCGCCCTTTTTTACACATTAGATACAAATAGATTTCTTTTTTTGCACAGAGCAAATGGGAAAAGGAATAACCTATGGGGCTTAGTAGGCGGAACTACCGAAGGGAGCGAAACTCCCTTCGAAGGTCTTACAAGAGAAATAGAAGAAGAAATTGGGTTTGTTCCTAATATAAAAAAGACAATACCTTTAGAAACATTTATTTCTAATGATCAACATTTTCATTTTCATACATATATTTGTATAATAAATGAAGAATTTTTACCAATTTTAAATAATGAGCACAACGGTTATGCATGGGTAAGTTTTAGTAAATGGCCTAAACCATTACACGACGGACTGCGTAATACATTACAAAGTAAAATTAATCTTAAAAAATTAGAAACTGTATTTGAGGTTATAAATGCCTTTGGAGATTTAAATGACTGAACAAAAAGTAATTAGGCACAAATGGGGCGTCGAAGTTGTATGGGCTGACTACGATTCATTTGGTGCAAGAATGATGCTATTCACCGAAGACGGCGGTAGAACAGATATGCAGTTTCAACATGATACTGACAAATCTTGGTTTGTCAGTGGTGGTAAATTTATAGTAAGATATATAGATACCGAAACAGGAGAAACATTTTCTAAAGAATTAGTCGAAGGTGAAGTTTTTGAAATTCCTAGATTGCTCCCTGTATCATTAGAAGCGGTTGTAAAAGGCTCTACTCTAAGTGAAGTAAATAATGGCATACGAACAGACGATATAAAAATAATTTGCCCAAGTGAGAAAATAAATGTTACCCAAATTATCTAATTCAGCAAAATTCTTAGATGAAATACGCTTTTTTGAATTAAAAGCTAAAGCAATGCCTAGCGAAGATAAAAAAGATTATATAAACACACGTATTGCAAAAATAAAAAAACTAACAAAAAATATAGACGATGCACATGAAGTTACAACGTCAGGTTTTATAAAACCTACTCTCATTTCCGAAAGTAAAGAAGAGTTAGTTAAAGCACGATTTGAAATATACGAAATAATTAAATTAAATAAGACTTAGTCTCTTAACAGTAATATTTCCTACCATTCCACTGTGACTACTGCATTGATATCTGTAAGTGCCTGAAATAGCTTCTTGTATTCTCCAATATAGTGTTCCAGACGTTTTACCTTGTGCATCGGATCCCACACTTACAGTACCAGTTGTACTAACATGAACAAGTCCCACATTGTAAGGATCACCAACTGCATCTTGAATTTCAAAAGGATGTCCAGAAATTAATGCTAAATCAAACGCAATAGTTGTACCCGCTAAAACAGTAAGTGTAGGGTTATTGCCAGCATAATGACTTTCAAAAAGATATGCAATAGT